AAACATTTTTCGCTTTCATCAAATCTCGGATAGCCTTGTTGATATACATGGTAATCACCTCTTGATGACACTATACACTGAATTTATTTTGTTGTCAATAGGAGGGGTTGAAAATATTTTGTTACTGAGTCGAAATGCTGTCCGCCCTGGGTTATGAGGTGGTCATTCAGGAGAGAAAGCCCGGAGTCCGCAGAGCTGACCAAATCCTGATTGACCAGAAGGAAGACCCGAAGTATGACCTGGACGCTCTATTGAGGTCAGGCGGTGATAGCAAGTGAAATATGGCACTGAAATAAGCTGTTGCCCTCTTTGTGGCGGCAATATCATAGTATCTGACCATTGGCAGTTCAGTTATGACCGAGTTGTTCTTAAAAGCGGTAAGCTGTCGAAGAGAACCAAAAGGTCAAATTCTGGCCCTATGGAGGTAATGACTGCCGCTTGTGAAAATGTATTCGATGGTATTTGTTCTGCAAATTGGGACGCTGATGATTTTAATTTGTCTGAGGAAGAGAAATTTATAGATTACAAATACTCGGAACAGGGTGAGTCTAAATGAAATATGGCTATGGCCGGGTGTCAGCCAAAGACCAGAGCCTTGCTCGTCAGCTTGCCGCTCTGAAAGCCTATGCTCCTGATCTGGACCCTGACCATATCTTCACCGATGGGCAAAGCGGAAAGAATTTCAACCGGGAACATTACTTAAAGCTAAAATCCATCTTGGTTCCCGGTGATGAAATTTTGGTTGAAGAATTAGACCGGTTTGGACGGAATAAAGCGGAAATCAAAGCTGAGTTGGAGTGGTTCAAGGAGCATGGTATTATTGTCAGGGTGTTTGATGTTCCTACCACGCTGATGGACTTCCATGGGCAGGATTGGATTGGCGAGATGGTCAATAACATTCTGATTGAAGTTATGGGAGCAATGGCAGAACAGGAGAGGAAGAAGATACGGAAGCGTCAAGCTGAGGGAATAGCCGCTATACCAGTAGTTGGAGGGAGAAAGGTATCTGCTAAAACAGGAAGAGGGTTTGGTCGTCCTACTTATGAGATGGGCCAACTCCACTTCGTACAGATCAGGATTACATTTTGCCATCAACTTATCCAGCCTCTTTTGCGCTTTGGTAATATTTTTCTCATTACTGTAATTGTCGTATTATGATGTTTTTCGACAAGCTGATTTCCTATCGGGATATAAGTTCCTATGCCATTGTTGAAAACATCGTCAAAGAAGCGCATACTAAGACCAAGAAGACCGGGGCAATAGCAAGGGCTATGTAGGCGGTGAGATTGCCGGAGGGGTTGGAGTCGTGACCGGGGCGATTACAGCGGGGTCAAAGTCCAGCACCATCGTACATGAAATACCAGACGGGTTCTTTCTGCAAATCCTCCTGAAAGACGGCTCCGGGTATCAGTGTCCGGTTCCGAGCAACGGAACAATCTCCAATAAAGTTCCGAAGATGTGGCTCCATTTGGCGAGTAAATTACAGACCATCGTGGAGAAAAACAAAGGATAAATAGGCTTTCGCAAGGGCGGGAGTAACAGCCATTACGGGCTATCGGAGAAATCCGGTGGCCCTTTTTCTTTTGAGGTGATTTTATGGATTATAGGAAACTGGCAGACATGTTAAACGGCACATTGGAAATAGGCCGGAAGATCATGCCGCCTATATTGACTTGTTATCTCTTTGCCGCCAGTGGGAAGCGGAAGATTTTCAAGCGGCGCACGAGGTCAGTAAAGAACTGCGGGTTCTCTCGGCAAAGCAGTTACGCAGAACTTCTCCGAAAGAGGCGGAGCATTTCTATGAAGCATGGAGGAAGAGCCTCCTGTTTGACGCTCCCCATAATTTTGACGCTTTTATGACCTATATTGAGCTTGACCGGAAGCCGGAAAAGCGGTTCTATGCTCCCCGGAGGCATTATCTGAAACCCATGGTACAGGGCTTCCAAGATATTCTTGATAAAAAGCTGCGTCTTTTAACAATATCCATGCCGAAACGAGCGGGAAAGTCACAAACAGGTATCAATTTTGTTAATATGCTCTCTGGCAAATTCCCTGACCGCTCTACACTGATGGAGGGAACCGGTGATGACCTTGTGAAGAGCTTCTATAATGGGTGCTTAGAATATCTGATGGTTCCGAATGAGTATCTATCTATGATGTATTCCCGGATGCCCGTCTGGTGCAGACCGGAGCGGACACGAAGATCATCAACCTCAAATCTAAGTCCCGGTTCCCTACTATCATGTGCCGTTCCATTGATGCTCGTCAGGTAGGTTTGTCCGAGGCTACGAATGTGCTTTATCTGGATGACTGTGTGGAGGGTCGTGAAGAGGCGAAGAACCGCCAGCGGCTTGATGATAAATGGGAAGTGATTTCCGGCGATATTATGGGCCGAGCCATTGAAGGTACGCCCATGGTATTCACTGGCACCCGATATTCCATCTATGACCCTATTGGGCGTGTCCAGGAATATGCGGCACGGGAGAATTGGCCTTGGAGAGCCGTTGAAATTCCGGCCCTTGATCTAATCACAGACGAGAGTAATTATGAGTATGAGCGAGAGGGTCAGAAGATTTTTACCACGGCATATTTCCGGGAGCAGAGGGAACTTCTATCCGCCGAGCAGTTTGAGAGTGAGTTCCAGCAACAGCCTTTTGAAGCCAAGGGTCTTCTGTTCAACAAGGATGAACTGAACTATTTCTTTGAGCTGCCTCCTGACCGGGAGCCGGACACCATCATTGCCGTAGGCGATACCGCTGAGAGTGGTTCGGACTCCACCTCCCTATACGAATTTCGTTTTCCAGAAGAGCCAGGGAGTCGGGTGCGTCATCATGCGGAACCTTACCGCTTCGGGTATAGGTGGTCAGCTCCTTCATGAAATTCCAATACTGACTGCCTCGTTTGTAAGTGGACGGGTGCTTAAAAATGAAGTTCTTCTTGATATTGTCGGAGGCAAATTCAATTCGAGTTTGCTTATTTGAAATCGTCCGCTTCGTTCTGATACCGATGGAGTACCCTTGCTGCCGAATGATTTCTGCCACATCACGGGCATAATATGGAAAATCGAAATCTTCAAGCGGCCATGTTGAAAAAATAAATATCCAATGGTATTATAAAAAGTTATTCGTTGACAAGCATTGGATATTATGCTATCGTGTAAAGATAGATAAAATTAGGCTTTTTGTATAGGAGGTGACATGAATGGGAGGCAGAGCATTATTTGGCCGCAGGGTGATTATACCGATGTAGCCGACAATCAACGATAATAACATCATTGATGTTCTGCAAAGGCCCTGTTCATTCACCTCATGAACCAGGCAGATATTAGCTATCTGTACCGATACTACAAGGGAGATCAGCCGGTTCTTTACCGGAAGAAAGAAGTTCGGCCTGAAATCAATAACAAAGTCGTTGAGAACCGAGCCAATGAAATCGTATCTTTCAAGGTTGGCTATCTGATGGGTGAGCCTGTCCAGTATGTCAGCCGTGGGGATGACGAGAAAATTGCCAAGAAAATCACGCAGCTCAACGATTATGCTTTGTCTGAGGATAAGGCCGCAAAGGATAAGGAGCTGGCTGATTGGTCGCACATTTGTGGAACTTCCTACCGCATGGTTCTTCCTGACGGTATGGCTGATGTGGAAGAGGACGAAGCTCCGTTTGAGATTTTCACCCTTGACCCTCGCTATTCCTTTGTGGTCTATTCCACGGCCCTGGGCAATCCCGCCATGATGGGTGTTCAATATATCCTGAAAGACGATGGGGTTTTGGTCTTTAGCTGTTATACCGCCGACCACTATTATGAGGTGGAAAATACTTGGGCAATCAGGCGGAGTGAGGAACAGTATTTGGGTATTCCCATCATTGAGTACCCGGCAAATAAAGCCCGTTTAGGCGCTTTTGAAATCGTCCTCCCTCTTCTGGACGCAATCAACAATGTGGAGTCTAACCGACTGGACGGCGTAGAGCAGTTTGTTCAGGCTCTTATGCTTTTCCACAATGTCGATATTTCTTCTTCGGATTATCGTAATCTGAGGGAAGAGGGCGCAATCAAGTACAAAGATATTGACCCTCAGTTTAAGGCCGAGATTGAGTACCTGACTGCCGAATTGAACCAGACGCAAACGCAGACCCTCGTGGACAGTATGTATAATACGGTTCTCACGATCTGCGGTATGCCGAACCGAAATGGCGGTTCTTCCACCAGCGACACCGGTTCCGCCGTTATCATGCGAGATGGCTGGTCGGCGGCAGAAGCAAGAGCTAAGGACAGCGAATTGATGTTTAAGAAGTCGGAGAAGGAGTTTTTGAAAATCCTTCTTCGCATCTGCGACAACCTGAGCGATCTGAGCTTGAAGCTCTCTGCTATTGAAATTCGTTTCACTCGCCGCAATTATGAGAATATTTCGGAAAAGGCTAATGCTGCTGATTACCATACTGAACAATCCCAAAATTGCTCCGGTTCTGGCCTTTATTCATTGTGGAATGTTCTCTGACCCCCAGGTTGCTTACAAAATGAGCATGGAGTATGCGGAAGAGCAGGAGAAAAAGGCGGCGGAGCTTGCCGCCAAGCAACAGAATAATAGGGAGGGTGAAGGGGATGAACCCGGTAGTGGACCTGACAGCAAAGGCAGTTCAGGAGATCAATGAAATTCTCTCTCGTGGCAAGGGAGTAGAGATTGCCGTGAGAAATGGCAAAGTGGTAGTTTGGGAAACCGCCAGCAAAAAGAAATATGAGGCCGTCATAGAGAGATGACGGTAACAGCCATTACGGGCTATCGGTAAGAACGGAAACGCTTTTGCCGGTAGCTTCTTTTTCTTTTGGTTTTAAGGCCGCAAGGCTTTGAATGGTCAGGGAAGACCTTAATCGCAAGGGGAGAAAACCCTACCAAAAACGGAAAATGGTGCTGAGTGAACAGCCTTGTTAAACGCAGGAGGTATTTGTTATGGCAAAGATTGACACCAGCAAGATTGTATTGCGAATATGACCCTGAGCAGAAGCTGGCCGCTCTGGAAGGGTTTGAGTACGAGGACAACTCCGCAGAGCTGGAAAAGCAGAAGAACGCTCTTTCCAAGGCCAATTCCGAAGCCGCTGAATGGAAGCGGAAAGCACAATGCTCTTTTATCCGAAGAGGAAAAGAAGAAGCAGGAAGACGCTGACAAGCTGGCTCAGATGGAACAGGAACTTGCCGATCTCCGTAAGGGCAAGACCGTTTCTGAGTACAAAGCCAAGTTTGTAGCCCAGGGCTATGATGAGGCTCTGGCTGAGGAAACCGCTAAGGCCCTGGCTGACGGCGATAGCGCTAAGGTCTTTGCCAACCAGAGCAAGTTCCTCGAAGAGTATGCGAAGAAGGTCAAAGTC